ATTTAGAAAAAGCTAAAAATATCGTGCTGAGGGTGTTTACACAATGACAAAATTGTGTTATAATATTATGTATAAAGTGGATAATTCAGTAAATACAAATACATACGGAGAAAATATATGTCTTTTGAAAATCTAAAACGTAACCGCGGTTCTATCGACGCACTTACTAAAGCAGCAGAAGCTGCAAGTGGTGGTCAACAGCAAAAACAGTCTTATGTAGATGATCGTTTTTGGAAACCAACAGTTGATAAAGCCGGTAATGGTTATGCAGTAATTCGTTTCCTACCAGCACCCGAAGGCGAGGATCTCCCTTGGGTTCGTTATTGGGATCATGGCTTCCAAGGTCCATCAGGTCTTTGGTACATCGAAAATTCTCTTACATCAATTGGCCAAAACGATCCAGTATCTGAAATGAATTCAGTACTGTGGAATTCTGGTCGTGAAGAGGATAAGCAAATTGCTCGTGATCGTAAGCGTCGCTTGCATTATGTAGCTAATATTATGGTTGTTTCTGATCCAGGTAATCCAGATAATGAAGGTAAGGTATTCCTTTATAAGTTTGGTAAAAAAATCTTTGATAAGATTATGGATGTTATGCAACCACAATTTGCCGATGAAGATCCAGTGAATCCATTTGATTTCTGGGAAGGTGCGAATTTCAAACTTAAGATTCAACAAGTCGCGGGTTACCGTAACTATGATAAATCTGAGTTTGCTAATAGCTCTGCTCTATCAGATGATGATGAGCATCTAGAAGGTGTCTACAATCGTTTGTATAGTCTACAGGATTTCCTCGATCCTAAAAACTATAAAACATACGATGAACTAAAGACTAAGTTGAATCGTGTCCTTGGCCAAGAGGATATGGTTATGACTACAGCTGAGTCTATCTCACTTGATGATCCAGCACCAGCTCCATCGCAACCAGCTTATGAACCAGTTGAAGCATCTCCATCTTCGGATAGTGATGATGATACCTTAAGCTATTTCCAAAAATTGGCTGCAGGCCAATAATAAAAAAGGGACCTTTCGGGGTCCCTTTTCTTTTAATATGAGAAGTTTAGAAAGTCTCGTTTGAGGAAATCGTCTGGTGTAATTCCTTGTTGGATTGTATAATTCGAACTAGATACATTGTTTGTATTATTAGAACTACTTCCACCTTGTATTACCATTGGACCACCCATGCCTCCGTACTCGCCAGATCCCGCCGCGGCTTTAGCGTTTATTAAATCATTAATAGCCATTAAAACTTGACCTTGAGGAGAATTTAATGGGGTAATAATTTCTTGGCCATGTAGCATTACTGGAGTACCAGATTCTGGCGCGTTTACAATACCACCAGCATTTGCTTGAGGTAGCATTGATAGTTGTTCCATTAACTCATCAATAGCTTCTTGTCTAGAATAGATATTTCCGAAACCGTATCTTTCGTCTCCTGAAGAGATTTTTGACTGATGAAGTTCGATCTGGTCTTGTAATGATTGTCTTTGTTCTTCTATAGAATCAGGCTGCATCCAAGAAGGAAGCATTGCTTGCAAAACGCCTTTTATTTCTTCAAAGGATGGAATAAAATCAAATAGATCTGTGAAGAATGATTTTACCTTTTCAATTGTAGAATCAAATATTTGCTGGATTACTCCTTTATCGTCTTCTTTAGAAGACCATGTAAACATATCAGTAAACCACTTTTTAGTCGCGGTCCATTTACCTGAAATAAAGTCAGTAAGGTTTGTCCAACCAGCCGCTATTCCATCAGAAGCCCACGTGAATAGTCCTGTAAACCAAGTATGAACTTCATTCCATTTACTTGATACAAAATCAGTTACACTGGTCCAACCGGCTGCCAATCCATCAGAAGCCCAAGTTAATTTTTCAGTAAACCAAGTTTTTACTTCGGCCCATTTGCCTGATACAAAGTCTGTAACATTGGTCCAACCTTGAGCAATTCCTTCAGATGCCCAAGCCCATAAATCAGTAAACCATGTTTTTACTGCAGTCCATTTACCTGAAATATAATCTGTAAGGTTTGTCCAACCTGCGGCTAATCCGTCAGATGCCCAAGTAAATAAACCATTAATCCATTCAAAAGCAGGTTTAAGCGCAGTATCATGTATCCAATTTGCAATTGATGTAAATCCTGCGGCAATACCATTCCAAAGATTTGTTAATGTTGCAACAGGATCAGTAAATAAACTTTTTACCCAATCAACAGCTTTTTCAACTACATCAAAAATAGCTGTAAAGATTTTATCAATTTGTTCTGAGAATGAGAATGCTTCTAATGTTGCTTTGGCATCTTCAAATCCAAGTTTACCTAATACAAATGCTACACCGTCTTTTATAAGATCTAATGGCCAAGCAACTAGTGTATCAAATGCTGATTTTAATCCAGCTTCTATTCCACCAAGTATTCCACCATCTTCATATCCTTTCATAAATCCAGTTACGAAAGAAATAAGTCCAGTAATAATAGTAAATGGTAAGAATAGCTTTCCAATTACCTTTGTAAGACTACTAAAGGCTTTTACCATAGATCCAATTGTACGAATAATTGTTCCACCAAATAGTAAAGCTGTTGTTCCAATAATGGCGCTTACAGCTCCAATATTATCTTTTAGCTCTTCAAAACCTCCCTTGAAGTCTCCTTCAAGAAACATTTTAACTGAATCAACAATAGCAAATATTCCATCAAGTGCTGCTTGTGCTCCAGCAAATAATGTTTGTGGATCCATGAATAATAAAGCAGCTGCTCCGAGACCTGCTAATAAGCCACCCGAAGGTTTCATAGCGTCTAATTGCTTATCATAAGAATCTGCTAATCCATCAATACCCGAAACAATTTTTGATAAAAATTCATTTGATTCTTCTTGACGTCTAGCAGCTTCTCTATTTTCTTCTTCAGTTCCTGATAAATTTTCTAAAGCTTTAAGCTGATCTTCAGCTAGTTTAATTTGCTCTTCACCTTCAGCAGTCTCTAAAGAAATCTTTACTTCATTAAGAGCTTCTCTTAATTGGGCAGAATTATCCGTGCCACTTTTTTCTAATGCAGCAATATTATCATCTAGCTTTGTTAATGACTCTTGTTGTTTAAGAGTTCTATTTTGCTCATTAATAACTTTTGTTAATTCTTTTAATGAGCTTTGTAATTCTTCTGCCATATTAGTTATCCACGTTTATTACGTTGTTTTATTCTTTCATTTTCTTCTTGAATATATTGATTCAATAACATAACGTAAATTTCTCTCTCCCACGGCATCATTGAGTCGAGCTCAGTTAGAGAATATTTGTGGTGCTGCATTAAAGCAAAGTTAGTCTTATAATAGTTCTCTAGTGAGTCATGTGAGAGAGCTATTAGAAAAAATTCGACAGACCCTCCAAAGTCTGAGTATTTTTTTCTTTACAGTTACCACAAGTAAATTTCACTTCATGACGTAGTCTTGGCATATCCTCAAAATATTCAGAAATCATTTTAAATTGAGATGATGTCAAGGAATCCAAAAAGTTAATTACATCTTCTGCTTTTTCATCTTCAGTTTGGTACACATCATTTTCGTCGTAAATAGACTCAATAGCACTTGCCACTGCTGCCATAGTTACTTCAGAATCTGATCCACCTTGTTTACTAAGTTGTTTTTGAATTCCCTTTACAGTTGGGTATCTTAGTACAACACCAACTTTATCAGTTAAAGCAACTTTAGCGTTTTTCTTTACTTCCCCCTGAACTTCAATTTCATCGAGGTTAATTTCCACTTCATTTTTATGGTCACATGATGAACATTTCAAACCAACCTTAGTAGTTTCACCTACGGATTTTCCACGGATCTTAAGGAAAACATATTCTAAATCAAACATGGCAAGAGTATCAACTTGAATCTTGCCGTCTGTACAACCAGCAATTACATCCCGCAAAGCGCGGATCATTTGTTGCTGGTCTTTTGTTTCCATAGCCATCATGAGGATCTTTTCTTCCTTCACTAGGTATGGTCTATATTCTACTAAATCACCCGAGCTTGGTACCTTCAGTTCATATTTTGGTGAGTCAATTCTAGGTAAAGCCATTATATACTCCTATAACGTTATCCAAAGAGTCCGCGTATACCGGACGAAATTCTATTAGCCACTTTATTTATGCCTCCTGCTATGGTTCCACCAATTTGAGCAGCAGGCGCATTTAATATATTACCGATAGCACCGGTAATTGATCCTGTTACATTATTTATTATACCATTTACACCACCAGTAATAGTTCCCACGATTTGATTAAATCCACCAGTAATTGAATTAGTAACAGTATTAATTGCTGATGTGACTGGCCTTGTTACTGATGTAATAACTTCTTTAATAGATCCTTTAATATTGTTTTGAATAGAATCTAATGCTCCATTTAATGAACCTTGTAAAGCATCTTTCAAATCATCGAGAGAAGTAAAATTTAATTGATTTGAAATATCACCAAAAGGACTAAATGGTAAAGAAGAAATACCACCAGCTGGAATTGTTAGCGCTGAGTTAAAATCAGGAATTGAAGATACCGTTTCAAAATTATTTGACTTAGTTGTGTAATCTTCATAAGTCAAAGTAACTGTTAGTCTCATAATTTCATTTTCAGAAGCATTACTTAATTCAATAGCATTAATATTAATTGGATAAGCTTTTGTTAAAGTTACTTGATGGATCTCATTATGATTTAAGTTCAATACCGAAATAACTACGTCTTGAGCATAATCATCTCTATATCCAACTTTATCATTTACGTCATTAATTACGGTATTCAACCAGCGTTCCCAAAGCTTTTTAATATAAAAATCATTTGTCACATAAAAGGTTAATGTTACGTCATCATTAATATAACCATAAGGTCTTTTAATTGCGTGGCGTGTCATCCCATGTTCAAACGTAGAAATTGATCTTCCAGGTAATTGCGCTGATTCGCATAATGCATTTACAATTACCGGATCTGGCGTACCAATAGATCCTGGTCCATTAAATGTTACTGCAAAGAAATTGGTACGAGCAAATCCGCCCTGATTACCAACAACAGCTTTTATATCATCAATTGGATTCTGAAACGGCATGGGTTATCCTCTTAACGCTCTTGTTGCTAGCTTAGAATCTTTCCAAACAGCGTTTTTCTTAGCTTTTCTAAATTGTTCAGTTGGTAGAAATAAAGCCATCTCCCAAGCTGGAGATTCTACCATAGCAACACGACCTTCAATTTGAGAATAAAGATAGTGCTTAAAGCATGGTCTGAAATATCTTAATTTTGCTGATGATTTTAATAAATCATATCTTAACTTGAATCGCGTGGATTCGTCATATCTTTTATTATTTGTTAAATCTACTAATTGGTCAAATAATCTAGCTCTTAATGTAAGAGGAAGATAATGTAAGTTTAAACCGTAGAATCCACCCTGTACAGGTTCAACCATTATAGTTAATGGGAACATATCATAGTATGGTAATGTTTTAGCATGCTTAGGGTTATAGAAGTACATATACATTGATCCAATTCTTGCTCTTGATTTTGGTTCAAGAGCTGGATCTTTAAGCAATTTTCTTCTATTAATATTTCTTATATTTTTTACTTCATCACGGAACCATTGACGCGATTGATCTGTGCGTGGCGTAATACCAGCACGAAATGCTTTAGCTGCTAGGTTTGTAAAAAATTCATCGGCCATATTTTATACTTCTTAAGTTTATAATACTATTTATATTAGCCAGTAAGAAGTTTCATCCCAAGTTGTTTCAAAGTATCTTCAGTCCATATTTCAAAATGATAGCCCCTATCAGCAGCATACTTAGATGCTGCTTTCCATTTAGCTTCATTTTTCACATATGTCATAACTTCATTAATATATTTTTTAGTCTGTCGTGAAGGTTTTTTTGGAGGTACAGTTTGCTTCTTTGGTTTTATTTCTACCAAAACTGTTCTACCATTCTTAAATTTTATTTTTAAATCTATAAAATATCTATGAGCTCTTTTATCAGTTGGACAAACATATGGTACTACGGTTTCTTCAGAAGACCAACCAATTACATCATCTCGATCTTCGCACCAGCGAAAAGCTTGCCTTTCCCAAAGAGAACGATATGTAACATTCTTTGGGTCACCCATATACTTTTCTGGTTTTTTAATTCTATATTTGCCCTTATAAGTCTTGCTCATTTGCCTTATAAATAATCATAACTACTTCTAACTTATTTATAATTGAGGCTTAAATGGCATCACCACTAATATTTCCAAGTAATTTGTATGACTCAGGCGCAGGATTCGTAGCTTTTACTGCATACGATAAAAGCGGTGGATCAGTAGGTAGTTGCGCACTATATATGCCGCCGGGTGTTTCTTTTGCAGATGGTGCTGGATATTCAACCTTTGATATGGGCCCAATTGGATCAAAAATTGCTGAAAATATTTCTGGCGGTTTAGATTCAGATTCAATTAGAGCAACACTAGAAGATATGACTAGTATTGCAAATCAAAATGCTGACTTAAGAACTATTATGGCAGGTAAAATGATTCAAAGCGCTGGAATGGTTCCAGGCGCTGATAGAGTTTCTGACATATACCAAAAGTCAAAGTCAATTGCAGTGAATCCTAATACAGTTACTTCATTTCAAAATATGAATATTCGCTCCTTTGTATTTAATTTTAAGCTAGTACCAGATAATCCTGGAGAATCAGTAAAAATTAAACAAATCCAAAGTATGTTTAGAGAGCTTATGTATGCTGAAACCGCAGGTCAAGGTTATTTGCTAAGCTATCCTGCTAAATGGAAAATTCAGTTTAAGAATCATCTTGGAAATACAAATCCATATTATCCAAAAATTTATGAAAGCTATTTAACTAACTTTCAAACTTCGTTTAATAACTCTGGCCATCTACATCATTGGGATGATGCGCCTACTGAAGTTGATATATCATTAACTTTCCAAGAAACAAAAGTTCTTACTCGCGACGAAATTGGAGTATTGTTATAATGCCTCATTATTTTAAAAACTTTCCTATTACATCTTATAATTTTAAAGACGATCCAAATGCAAGAACACTAGTTGTTGACATTTTTCGAAACGTAAGAGCTGATATTAAAATAGATGATGCCGCTTCTTATACATTATATGAAATTCAAGAGAATGAAAGACCTGATCAAATTTCGCAAATGTTCTATGATACACCAGAATATTACTGGACATTCTTTATTTTGAATGAACATTTATGGGAAGGCTTAAATGCTTGGCCTATGGAATATAACCAGTTAATGGAATATATTTCTGAAAAATATACTAAAACATTTATTACGACATATATTAATTCGGGATATTCTGGTGAAGATCATTATTTAATTTCGAAATTTGAAATAGGTGAAACAATTATTGGTAATTCTACTGGACATACTGCAACTATATCGGATATAGATACATTTATGAATAGACTAGAAATTACTAATGCGACTGGTAATTTTTCTACCGACGCTATAATTACTGGTTCTAGTTCTTCTAATACTTTAGAAAGAAATGCTGTATATGATTTTAGTATAGAAGAACAAATTAATGCAGCTCATCACTATGAAGATATTGATGGAAATGAAATTCCAAGAGTAATTTTTTCAAAGGGTGAAACTGAAATATTTGAAGTTACACATCGAGAATACGAAGAAAGACTTAATGATTCAAAACAACAAATTAAAGTTTTGAAACGTGGATTTATTGAAGATTTTGCTAGAGCATATAAGAAGTTAATTAATCAATGAAGCAATCAGGTTTACATCCTACTAATTCTACAGGTATTGGTAATCCAAGCGCATTTCGTATGGAGATTCGAATCTTCTCTGCAGAAGGAGAAGAAAGAGATATTACTCAACTTGTAGACACATTTGAAGTTACCGAATCTATTTTCCAGCAAGCAATGATTGGTGAATTTAGAATCGTTGACGGTGTTAATTTATTTGAAGAATTAAATATTACTGGTAATGAAAGATTATCAGTAGTTCTTCGCAAACAATTAGATGGTGATGGACAAGCCGAAGATATGCAGTCTGATTGGTACATTATTGATATACCAATGTTTGCAAGACCTAAGCCAGATATTCAGGCTTATACTTTAAGATGTGTTTCAGCGTTTGGTCTTGTTTCTAAAATGAGACGAGTTCAACATGTAATGAAAGGATCTCCATCTGACATTCTAAAAAGATTATATGAAGAGTGCGGTGTTGATGATTTAGATAGAACACTTGCCGATTATAATGACTTTCTAAGACCGGATGATAATTCATTTAAATTACTAGTTGGTGATAGAACATCAACTGGTGTTATGACTTATATTCCAACGAAGCAAACATATTCAGAAGCCATTATGCAAATGCTGTCTAAAACGGCTGCTCCTAATGGTTCTCCTTTCTTTTGTTATGAAACCTTTATTGGCGGAAACTCAATTCTTAATTCGTATAATAATATGATTAGTACTGAAGAAGCTGACACTTATACACAGTCATTCTTCTTAAGAGCTAATGCTATGACAAATGAATCTTTTGAAGAACAGAGATTACGCATTTTAGAAATATCTTCTAATCTTGGATTTTCTCCTTATAAAGGTTTCCGTGATGGTTCATATGTAACACGTACACATATTTTAGATTGGACATCAAAAACATATCAGCTTCAAGATTTTAATGCGATGAGAGACGACATTCAAACAATGGATAAAGATCTCATTATGCATCCTGATTTTTCTGTATCAGGAGTTGATTATACGAATACTCCAGATATCCATAGTTTATATTATGCTGTAAATAGACAAGCAATGTCAGATCGCGATGAAGTAAACATTCATATGCATATGCCATATGTCGGAGCTAGAAAAAGAGCAATTATTTCTAATCTTGGTCAGATTGAACATATTGTTAGAGTTCACGGAGATCCACGACTATTGCCAGGTCGTCAAATTGGAATTGTAATTCCAAGACCTGGTACAGAAGATGGAACTAGAGACGAAATGCTATCAGGCCGATATTTAATTGTTTCTTCAATTCATACGTTTAATAATGATGGCTATTATACACGTCTTAAATTAGCTCGGGATGGTATTGATAGAGGTGACTTAACTTATCGTCCAGTTGAAGGTGTACCTAATGTTCGCTATGGAGATGAAGGATTTGATGTTGCTCCTCAAATTACAAACGTAATTGGACAAGATCCAAATGGTCCATCTGGAGGACTTCAAAATCAAGGTCCAGTTTCTACAGAAATTGTTCCTGGATATGGACCAGGAGAAGTTGATCCTGCTTTAGCTGCAGCCGTTGCTAACTCTGCAGCTGTAACTGGCGATAATGCTCAAAGGCAGGCCGAAGCTACTGGTGGATCCGCTGCAGATGTTTCTGGCGATGAAACTGGTTCTGCCGCAGGACAAGATTTTAATCCAGGCGATATTGATTCTGGTGAACCTCCATCTACTTCTTCTGCACCTAGCGGCACAGTAGTTCCAGATGATCCAGCTTCAGTAATTACTGAAGTCATAGATTTTGGACCTGGATATAATATTGTAAGATTAGCTGATGGTCGTGTTGTAAGAAGACAGGGAGCAAGAAACTGGCGAAACCATAATCCAGGAAATATTGAAGAGGGTGGATTTATGCAAGCTCGTGGTTCTCTTGGTGGAGATCCTCGATTTGCTATTATGCCATCATATGAAGCTGGTAGACAAGCTAAATCTGATTTATTGTTTACCACATCTAGTTATAAAGATCTCAAAATATCTGCAGCTATTGCAAGATATGCTCCCGCATTTGAAAATAATACTGCATCTTATGCAAGACAAGTTATTTCAGCAGCTGCAGTTCCAGAAGATCGTGGCGGACCAGATGCTAAAATGAAAGATTTAAATAAAGCTGAGCAAGAAAGAGTTCTTGACGCAATGGAAAAAGTTGAAGGATTCAGAGTAGGTACAGTGACTGAATTGACAGGATATAATTAATGGCTACTTTTAATAATAAAGATGGATTTAAGTCTACAGAATTTAATTGGTTTACTGGTGTTGTAGAAGATCGCCATGATCCTTTATTGTTAAACCGAGTAAAAGTTCGTTGTTTTGGATGGCACACCGAAAACAAAAGAGCTTTACCTACTGAAGATTTACCTTGGGCCTCTGTTCTTATGCCAACAACTTCATCAGGTACTTCTGGTGTTGGTGAAGGTACACATGGTCTTGTTGAAGGCTCATGGGTTATGGGATTCTTTAGGGATGGAAACGATGCTCAAGATCCCGTAATTATGGGAACAATTATGGGTGTGAACGCTGAAGGAGCTGAACCAACAACTGGTTTCAACGATCCTTATGGTGTTTTTCCAAGAGAAGCTGGCACCGATGCTGGCAATAGAGCATTAGGTCTTGATTCTGAAAGAGTTCGTCCAGTTGGTGTTGGCGAACCCGAAGACGCTTATGCTCCACAATATCCATACAACAAAGTTCGTCTTACTGAATCAGGACACATTATCGAATTTGATGATACACCTGGCGCTGAACGTATTAATATTCAACATAGAACAGGAGCCTTTATTGAGTTAAGACCAGATACATCAATGCGTACTCGCTCAAAAGAGCGTTTTGATGCTATGACACAATGGATTGTTACTGTATCTGGTGATGCTACAGTAAATGTTGGCGGTAATATGTCTACTACAGTTCAAGGGAATATGACATCTTCAGTTGGTGGTAATTCTTATGTTGATACAAAAGGAAACTTAACATCTCGTGTTTCTGGCTCTCATTATGGATATGTTACAGGTTCAACAATTCTACAAACAACTGGTAATATTAATGTAAAAACAACTGGCTCACTAACAGTTGATTCTGCAGGTAAAATTGATTTTAGATCTGATGGTCCATTCTCCATTACGGCACCATCAATGACTATTGACCTTCAAGAAGATTTGTCAATTGTTGGTACTAATATGATTACTGATATGTCTGCAACAATGGTAACACAGGTTCCAACTTATTCGTTATTGACAGATACAATTAGGCAAGATGCTACAGCTTCAATTGATTTACATACAGTTGATTTTACTGCAATGGGTCAATCAACAATGACTCTTGGTACTGATGTTCTTTCAATTGCTGCAGTTACATCTGGTGGCGTTAATGCTGGAAGTTCTTTAGATATTTCTGCTGGATCTGAAGTAAATATTGTCACGTCAATTATGTCTCTTGATGCAGATTCAGAAATGAATATTGCTGGTGCCACAACAAATCTTGGTTCTTCTGGTACTACAACAATTAAATCTAGCTTCTTGGATCTAAACCCTGGTGGAACAATGAGTCCATTCTCTCCGGATGCCGCGCCTGAAGCTCCCGACGATCCATTAGTTCTTGCTCCAACTTCTCCAAATGCACTTCCAAACGTGGGATTTGATTCTCTTGAATCTGCTCCATTTGAAGTACAGATCGATGAAGCCGATACAGATATTAGTTTTCCAACACCAAAATATTCTGTAATTACTCCAGATGGAACTGCTGCATATTCTCAGCAAGTACTAAATCTTCAAACTACTGGAAGAGCTGGAATTTCTGGATATTCTGGTCAAAGTCTTCAAAGTAAAACTGCAGATACTACAAATCCTGCCGTTGATGGTAAAATTATTTACCAAGACGACGCTGGTACTACTGTAAAATATACAAATGCTCATGCCACAAGAAATAAAGAAATTGTTTCTCAACTAGAACAAATTATTATTCAAGCAACAAAAAATACTGGAATATCTGCTGAGATTTTCTCTGGTGGTATGACACAACAAAGAAGAACTGGTTCTGATAGACACTTAAATGGTTTTGCTGCTGACGTTCACTTATTTACTTCAGAAGGTAAAAGGTTGAATGTGCAATCGCAAGAACTTAGAGATTGGTGTCAACAAGCCAAAAATGCTGGCGCAACTGCAATTGGAGCTGGTGTTGGTTATATGGGTAATGTTGGTGTACACTTAGATATTTCTGCTGGTAATACAGTTCCAGCTAATTCTGCTAAATATTGGGGAGCTGGTGGTCGTGCTGCTAATGCACCTCAATGGTTAATTAATATTATGACTAGCTAAAAGGAGATAAAAATGCCTGCGGTTGTAAGAGTTGGAGATGGATTGAGTACAGGACACGGATGTGCTGGATCTACTACTTTAGCTTCAGCAAATCAAGGGACAGTAGCTGTAAATGGTATTTTAGCTGCTGTTGTTGGAGCACCAACGGTAGCTCATCCATTTCCGCCAAGCCCTCCTTGTGCTCCTCACGTTGCTTACTTAAATGCTGGATCTGGGACAGTTAATGCAGAAGGAAAACCTTTAGGAAGAGTTGGTGATTCTGCTGATGCTGGATCTATGACTTCAGGATCTGGTAACGTAAACTGCGGTGGATAAGGTATAAATAATACTATGAGCACAGAAATTCTATCAGACGCAAATCCAAATAGAGTCGGGGTAACTGCTAAAGTTATGGCC